TCACTGCGCAACGCGCATGGTGACCTTGCGCGGCCGCTCGCTGCCGCTGCCCGGTACAAGCACGACGATGACGCATTCACCGCCCGATTCGCGCACGGAAAGCAACTGTCCGCCAACCTCGGCCACGACGCGCGCCGCCGCCGCCCTGCAATCGGCCGCCACGGCATCGCTCCCGCCCGCCGGCAAAGCCGCCACGGTCAAGGCCAGCGCCAGGCCCGTGTATTTCATGAAAGATGCCATTGCTGCTACTTCTTGGATGACGTCCACTTCTGCAAATTATGTACCGCAAGGCGTCTGAATGGCAAATGAATGCCTCGTAATCTTGTGGAGACGGCTGTTGAGGACAGGCAATATAAGTCCGGCGACACCGGCCTTCACGTCTTCTTGTCTCTTTGGATTTTGGTGCTTGGACACAACGGGGAGCACGGAAGAGGTGATGCAGCCTGACCGATCCCCTCACCAACAAAATCTGAGGCTTACGCGAGCACAAGCCGCCTGAACTTCAGATTTCGCAAGTGAGGGCACCCGTTCAGTCGGCACATCCTCCCTCACCCACCCACGCCCTTCGTCGCCGTCAGCCGCCCGTAAAGCGCCAGGAGGCCGCCGACCGTGCCGGCAAAGGCCGTCAATGCGTCCGCGATTTCCGCCTGCTCGGTGCCGCCCACCTGCAATCCCGCATGACCGAGCAAAGGTGCTGCGATCGCAATCAACGCGCCCCAGACGGTCTTCGACTGGTACCAGGGTTTCATCTCCAGCATGTCTCTCTCTCCTTCTTGTTTGAACCTCATTGAACCGCAATTGCCGCCTCCAGCGGCAACCCTGCCGCGAGCCGCCCGAGCTGGCGGATGCGAAGGCCCAGCACCGTCTGCGGCGCGCCGAAATCGGCCAATTCATCGCTCACCGGATAGTTGAAGCCCGCCTCGCCCACCTCGACCATGCGGACCACGGCGCTTCCGTCCAGGATCTCCAGCCGGTAGCGCTCCTGCGCCTCGTCGAGCGGCACATCGCCGTCCGCCCAGGCATCGGCCTCGACGCGGCTGCGCCTGATCCACGAGATCCGCAGATCGCCCGAGACCTGCCGCGCCACCCGCGCATGCACCGGAGAAAGCGGCGTCTCTGCCCGCAACCCACCATCGAAGACAAACGGCCCTGACAGTTCGGTCACCAACCCCAAGGGCTCCAGAATCCAGTTCTGTGCCGTCCCGCGTTCGGCGTTCACCAGCCCTAGCGGCCGGACCGCCGCGTCGAGCAGCACGACCTCGGCACCAGTCGCAGCGCCGGCCGTCATCGCATCCTCCGTGCCGCCCAGCCCGCGCAACAGCCTCGCCAGACGCCAACGCCCTGCTGCTACTTCCTCGGCCTCGGCAAGACCAATCACCTCCCAGCCGCCATTCTGCGCACGGACCGCCACCCGGTTTGCTCCCGAGAGCACCGCCGCCCGGCTGGCGGATGCGAAGGCTCCGCCCAACAGCTCAACCACCACGGCATTCACCGGATCGAAACGTCCGACCGGCCCTGCCGTCAGCGTCTCCACCAGCCGCCCCAGCGTCGCGGGCCGGTCCAGCGTCAGCCTCAGCCGATAGCCCTCCGTCTCCGGCGAACTCGACACGGCAAGCCGTCGCCAGGGCCGAGCGAAAGCCGCCACGCTCGCATCGCCCTGATGGCCCGCGCCCTCCAGCCTCGGCAGATCGAGGAAACTCACCACCGGCGCAAAACCCTGGGTAGCGCCGCCATCGGGCAAACGATCCGGCTCTACGACTGCGACTGGTGCCGATACCTTGCCGGCAAAGGCGCGCAGCGTCATCCGCCGCTCCAGACCGTCCTCGATCGCCTGCACGAGAAACCGCCCTTCCGGCCCTTCGGGAAACCGCAACACATCCCCCGGCTCGACCGCGATCTCTTCCGGCCCCAGCGCCAGCTGCAGCGTCCGCCGCGCCAGCCGGTTGTCGCGCAGCCAGCCCTCGGCGGCGGCAAGCGCTGTCTCCTCGGGCATTGCAGCCGGCAGGTCGCGGGCAAGCTGCCGCTCGGTCGCCGCCTCCACCTTGCGCGAGCGCACGCTCGCCTCGGCGTAATCAGCCGCCGGATCATAGAAGGTCACCAGGGTTTCCGAGGCAAAGTCGCTGTCATGACCGCGCGTCTCGCTCCACAGCGGCTGCTCTGCGAGATCGGCTAGCACGGTGACCTCGCGCGCGGCCAGGCTCGCCGTCGGCCGGGTGCGGAACTTCAATCGCCCGCCATCCTCGATCACGTCGATCTGAAACAGTTCGATCAGCGGCTCGATTAAGTCGCGCGCCGAGGTAAGATCCCCCTTCACATAGCCGCCCAGATCCCCCGCCACCTCCGACACGTCGAAATCATTAAAGCCATGGTCCCGGAGGATCGAGGCAATCGTATCGGCCAGCGTCGCGGTACCCAGTCGCCCGTTCAGCCAGTGCCCCGTGCGCCAGTTCAGGCCGTCGGCCCAGAGCCCCGCATTCTGCGGAAAGGCCGGATAGGGTCGCGCATCCCAGGCCCAGACATAGATGCCATCAGGATCGACCATGCCCTCCGGCAGGTTCGCTCCCTGCCAATGCTCCAAATGCGCCTCCAGAAAACGCCGCTGCTGGCTGTCGCTTCGCGCGCCCGCGGAGAAATACGGCCTGCCGCTCTCCACCGATTTGGCATCGACAAAGACATTCGGCTGGTTCGCCCCCTTATCGACCGCCCCGCAGCCGAGTTCGGTAAACCAGAAGGGTTTCATCTGGGGCGTCCATGCCGTCGGGCTCACCTGCTCGACGCCGCCGATCCGGTTGTGATGGCGGTTGCCCCACCAGCCTTCGAGATCCTTGAACCTGAAAACCCAGGGCTTGCCATAGGCGCCATCGGTGATCGGCGTCCGCACCCGCGCTTGTCGATCGGCTTTGCCGGCATAAAACCAGTCATAGCCCTCGCCTGCCGTCAGCATGCGGGCAAAACTCCCGGCATCGTCGGCGCCCGTAAACCCGTCGGGACTTACCTCCTCCAGATCCGCGTCGCGCCAGTCAGCCAGCGGCATGTAGTTGTCGATGCCGACGGCCGAAACATGCGGGCTCGCCCAGAGCGGATCGAGATGGAAGAAGACGTCGCCCGACCCGTCCGCCGGCTGATGACCGAAATATTCGCTCCAGTCCGCCCCATAGGAAATCGCTGTCGCCCCACCCAGAATGCCGCGCACCTCGCCGGCCAACGACACCAGCGCCTCGACAAAGGGAAAGGCATTCGCCTCATCGCGCAGCGTCGTCAGCCCCTTCAGCTCCGAGCCCAGCAGAAACCCGTCCACACCGCCGGCCGAGGCCGCCAGCGTCGCATAATGCCGGATGAACCGCCGATAGCCCTCGCTGCGCGTGACGAAGGTCGAAACCTGCGCCCGCGCCGCCGCTGTGTTGTCCGCGCTCGCCGGATAGCAAGTGATTCGGCCCCGCCAGGGATAAGCCGCCTGCTCGGTTCCGCCATAGGGATCGGGCAGACCGTTGCCTGCGGGAATGTCCATCAGGACAAAGGGATAGAGCGTCACCTTCAAGCCGCGCGCCTTCAGGTCACGGATCGCTTCGATGAGGCTCTGGTCGCTTGGCGAGCCGCCATAGGCCGGGCCACCGGCATGGCGCGACACCACGTAAGCCTCATCGCGCAACAAGCCTGCCACGCTCCAGGCCCGGCTTTCCTCGCGGCGAAACCCCACTTCCACGCCCGGCAACACCCGGCAGCTTCCCGCCCGCAGATCCGTGCCGAACCAGGCGACAACAAGCGCCACGCTCTCCAGATTGGGGCAAAGCGCCTGCAATTCGTCCAGCGAGGCCTGCCAGTCCGTCGAAGCAACAAGCGTATTGCGGTTCAGCCAGCGCTTTTCGCCCTCGCGCGGCGCATCCGAAACGCGCGTGGTCGCATAGCCATGCTCGGTTGCACCGGGAATGATCGTCACCGCCCGGATATTCTCCTCCAGCGCCCCCACGGGCCGGATCACCTCGAACTGCAAGAGCGGAATGCGATTGCCGAAATCATCGAGCGGCAGCCGCTCGAAAACGACGTAGGCCAGCCCGCGATAGGCTGGCGCCTGGCCATTGCCCTGCTTCGCCGCGATCAACGGATCGACCGGCTGGCTTTCCGTTCCGCGATAGACCCGCATTTCGATCTCGGTGGTGTCGAGCTCCCGCCCGTCGACCCAGACCCGGCGCACGCCCGCAATCGGCCCTTCGCAGATCCCGAGCGCCAGATTGGCATAGTAGCGATAGGTCGTCATGCGCGTGCCGCCGGAGGACTTGCCGCCCGCCCGCTCGGTCACCGTCTCCTCCTCAAAACGCGTCGCCCAGATCAGCGTGCCGCCGAGCCTCGCCGTCCCGTAAAGCCTCGGGATCGCCGTGCCTTCGCTCGCACCAGCCAGCCGTGCCGAAGACAGCCGCGCCCCGTTCACCTCACGCGTGCCGCCGAGGAGGCTGCGGTCGATCACACCGCCGGCGAGAGCCCCCGCCGCCCGCCCAAGGATCGCGCCAACCGGCCCGAATACCGACCCAAGGGCTGCCCCCGCCGCCTGCAGAACAATGGTCGCCATCGTCAGATCCTTTCCGGAAATCGATAGACACCGGCAATCTTCCGCCGCCAGCCCGGCACGAGTGCCGATAGCGTGACCGTCGATTGCTCATAGGCATGGATGAAGGCGTCGGGGATGGGGTGATCGAAGTCAGGCCCCGACTGCACCTGCACGAGGTCAGGCACGAGGTCAGGCACGGGGCCAGGCCCGAGGTCACCCGCCTTCCCCGCCTGGCCATCCTCCCGCGGCAACCAGGTCAATATCCCCGCATGTTTCGCCGCCAGATGCGGCCGAAACCGGAACAGCACCAGATCCCCCGGCCGGCTCTCCGCAAACGATGGCACGACCAGGAAATGCCGACCGGCCGCCTGCAGCAACCGCTCCTCCCCCGTCCGCTCCGCCCAGTCAGCCGCATAGGCCGGCACCGCTTCCGGCTCCGCCCCATAGAGCTCCCGCCAGATGCCGCGAATAAGCCCCAGACAATCGCACCCCACCCCCTTCACCGCCCCCTGATGCCGATAGGGCGTGCCGATCCATGCCCGGGCGATTGCCAGGACGTCTGCGTTGATGGACATGGCAGGGCTCCGGAATGGATGGAACGATTGCAGTTGACGGTGCGCCCGCCGGCCAATGCCACGGGCGGCCGGCGTGGTTTTCGCCATCAGCGCCAAAGAAGGCCAGCCAGGTCGCCTTCCCCCTCATCCTGCCTTCTCCCTGGGCGGGGAGAAGGGCGCCAGCAGGCGGATGAAGAGCTAAGGGCAACCTGATGCTGTCTGCGCAAAGCCGAGCACGTTCTTTTCGGGCAGTCCAGCCCGGCCCGCCACCCTCACCCCGCAGCCCGGCTCACCCGGCGATAACTCACCTGCTGATCCGGCCCGACGAGCCCCGCCATCATGTTGCGGTAGATCCCGTATTTGAAATAGACCGACGTCGTCGCCGCCGGCAGAAGTGCCAGTCCACTGCGACGCAGCACCGTGCGGCCGTTGACGGAGACCGCCACGGAGCCTGCCGTGGCATGCCAAGTGAAGCTATAGTTGAAGGTATTCCACACCCCCTTGGTCACATTGACCGGCGTCTCGTCGAAGGCATCCGTCTCCTTGTTGTTCAGGCAGATGGTGAAGACGCCCTCCTCGTAGCGGTTGAAGACGCTGTCATAGGACCCGTTATGCCACTGCCCGAGCGTCTGCTTCGGACTGAATTCCTGGTAGTCCTCCGGGATCTTCAGGTGGAAGGCGTAGCGCCATGTGGAGCCGACAGCGTCCTCCGTCGTCACCCGCGCCTCGCAACGCTCGCGATGGTTCAGCGCATCGCTTTCCTCCGGTCCGTTCCAGTAGTCGCCGGACTTGACCAGAAATGTCTCGACACCGTTCACCCTCGAATACCGGCTCTCGTCGGCCGCCTGGATATAGTAGGAATAGCCGTTTCCGTCGGGGCAAATGATCTTCATGGGGCATGTCCTTTCATGCTGGGGGGTAATGGGGCATTTCGGATACCTTCACCTAAAGTCGCCCGCACTCTGCGAGGCCTCGAGGGCTAGGCTTTCCGTTGATCGTATCTTGCAGGCTGTCGCCTGCAGCGGCCTTTGGCTGTGCCCTCGACCTGCCCTCTCCCAGAAGACGGGGAGAGGGTGGCACGAGCGGCGGCCGTCTCGGCCGGCAGGCGGATGAGGCGCACTTACGCGCGCCCCTCAACCAGTGGTCCGAGCTCCCGCCAGAGGGAGGGTCTTGCAGCCGTCACCGATACAGCACCCCGCCATCATGGGTGCTGTCGCCGCTGACATAGGAATAGGCAAAATCACTGCCGGGCATGTGCGGAAAACCTCGGAAATTCAGCTGATTGCCAAACTTCTCTCGACAGGTGGCAAAGCTCTTGTCGCAGCCGACTGTCAGCGTCACGGCATCGCCCGCAGCCGGCCGCGCCTCCAGCGGCAGCCAGAGCCGGAATGTCACCAGGCCACCCACCGCCGTACCGCTCTCCTCGATCGCCAGCCGCCGGCCGGCCAACAGGCCATCGTCAAAACGAAGATGCCCCAGTCGGAAATGCCCCTCGACCAGATCGGGCAGCCCCGACAGCGTCAGCCGATCGGCCGACAACACCCCGGCGACGGCAGCCGAAACCCTGCGGTTCGCCACCGCCATACTCACCCGGCACCTCTCATCTCCGAGATCGGCATCGCAGCGCCGGTTGTAGATCCGGCCCTCGGGCTGCTGCAGGCGGTGAGCGAAACTTCTGTGTTCCGCCGAAAAGCCTGGCCCCGCCCGGCTCACCTCGCCGATTTCCTGCACCGAGATCAGCGCGTGCTGCTCGTCCGCTGCCTGCCAGTTGACAAGAAAAAGCTCGACCCGCGCGCCGTCATAACGCCCGGCCGCCAGATCCGCCTCGGCGATCGCCTCACTCGAAAAGCCGCCGCGCACTTCCGCGCCCGGTGCCGAAAGCCCGCTCGCCGAACTCGCCTTTGTCGCCGCAAAGCCAGTGCCCGGTTCAAACACCGTGCCGTCGAATGTCAGCTGCTGGTCATGCTCGGTAAATCCCAGCCTGAAGCCATCGCGGCAGGTCACCCGCCACGCGCGACACACCGTAGTTTCGCCCGTCGCCAGATGGTCGGCCAGCGCTTGCGGAAGCCGTTTCATGGCATCACCTCGATCAGCGGAATGGAGGGGATGCGCCCGGCGCGGAAGGCTTCAAGATCGATCTCGATCCGGTCGGTGTCGAAACGCACCGGCACGTCATAGTCGAAGCCCGCGCGCATCTCGGTACCCTCGCCCGGCACATGCCCGGCAGCAAACGTCACGATCCCGGTCGTCGCATCGCAGGTGAACCCCTCGGTCACCTCGACGCCATCAATCGCAACCCGCACCGATCCCGCCACCGGCTTCACCACCGGCCGCCGCTCCACCGCCGCGCCATCACCATAGGCCTTCACCAGCTGAAACCCCGAGGCCTCGCCGTCCCCAGTCCCGATCCATTGGTCGAGCGGCGTCACCGTCTCGCCCGGCCGCGCTGATGAAGAATCCACCGGATCGCGAAAGCGGAAGGCGTGCAGCTGGCCGCCGCGGGCCTCGAAAAACTCCAGCACCGCATAGAGATCCGCCACCGAGCGCACCGCAGTCCCGACATCATACCGGCGTCTGGAAAACCGCCAGCGCCGATTGCGCGCCTCGCGCCCGTTGGAGAGCGAAACGATATCCGTCTGCCGCCCCGGCCCGCCGCTCGTCGTCAGCGACAGCCGCAGCGGAAAACGCTGTTCATGAAAGGCCATACCCGCCTCCGCTTCATGGATTGATGAGGATGAGGTTGCTTCGGGCTCGCTCACGCGGGCTCTGCAGGAGTGCGTCGGCGTTTGTCTCGTTTAGACGGCCGCGCCGGCCTTCCTTCCTTCTCCCCGCCGGCGAGGAGAAGGTGGACCGAAGGACCTTCTGAGGGGTTTGCCTACGGCCTACCGCCCACGGCGCTCAAAGCCCCCGCCGCCCGCGTCCGACCGAGCGCGCCAGCATCGCCGTGATCTGTCCTTCGCTTCTCGCAAAACTCGCCGCATCATTCGCCGTTACCTGGAAATGTATGACGGTTGCGGCACCGGCTCCTTCCGCCGTCACGCCGAGTGCGCCATCGGCGCCCCGCTTCAAGGGCAGGATCGCCTCCGCACCCGCCTCGCCCATCAGGCCCGTCCCGCCAGACATCGGAAAGTAGGTCGGCGCCGCCACCACCCCGCCATCGGCAAAGGGTACCACACGCCCCGGCACACCGCCCTTCGCATAGGCGGTCACGCCGGCACCGGACACCTTGTCCAACCCGGCGCTGAGGCTGCCGATCAGGCTCTCCGCCGCATCGCCGAGCAATCCTTCGAGCGGCTTCAGCCCTGCGGAGAGGGCAATGTCGGTCAGCCGCGCACCGACGCTGCGCAAGACCTCCTCCAGGCCCTTGCCTCCTGAGGTCGCGCCGCGCAAGGCCGAGGTCAGCGCCCGGCCAAAACTCGCCGCCCGGCTTTCGAGATCGTCGAGCACGGCGAGTGCCTGCGCACCATCGAGATCGACGGAGAGCGACAGCATGTCGTCATCGGTCATGCGTTATTCCTTTCGCAGACTGTGCACTTCCACTGGTGGACGCCTCAACGCTTAGTCAGGGAACCGCCGCATCAAGGCCTCGACCTCGCCGCGAGACAAGCCCGCCGGCTCTCCGAACGCCCCGGCCATCGCCGCGAGCTCCGGCAGGCTCAATCCCCAGAACACCTCAGGTGAAAGCCGCAGACGGGAAAGTCCAAGCGTCATTGCCGCGCCCCAGGGGAACGGCCGCACGTCTTGCCCGCCTGCGGCCCTCAAGGGGAGGCACCACCCTCGCTTCGTCTCTGATTGTCCGCCCCCGCGTCATCCCGCCCCGCCCCAAACGTCACTGCCAGCAGCTCGCCGACCACGCGCGCGGCCCCTGCCACCCCGCCGTCCACCGCCATCTCGGCCACATCGCCGTCCGACAGCCGGTTGCCCCCACCGCGAAGCCCGCAGGCGAGAATGCGCGTGAGATCCGCACTCTTCAGCCGTCCGCTCGAAAAGCGTGTTGCAAGATCGGCCAGGCTCTCTGCGCCAAACGCCGTCTCCAGTTCGGCGAGCGCGCCCAGCGTCAGACACAGAATCCGTCGCTCGCCATCGATCACCGCCTCCACCTCGCCGCGATGGCGGTTGGCGCGGTTCACCGTCACCGGCTCGCCGCATATTCCGTTCATAGCCCCGCATGGCCGCCTCACAGCGCCGCAAAGGAAACGGCCCCAGCCGATTCCAGCGCGATCTCGAAGGTCACCTCGCCATCGTGATTGCCGGCATAGTCCAGCGCCGTAACCTGAAACGGCGCCGTCACCGTGCCGAAGTCAGGGATCACGACCTGGTAGTTCAGGACTGAGCCGGCAAAGAAGGCGGCTCTCACAAGTGCGTCCGAAGCCGCATCTTTGAACAGCCCCGAACCGGTCAGCCCCGCGCGCCGCACCCCCGCGCCGTCCAGCAGCTCCCGCCAGCGCCCGACGCTCTCGCTATCGGTCACATCGACGGTCTGCGCATTGAAGGCCAGCCGCCTTGCCCGCAAGCCCGCCACCGTCACGAAGCCTGCCCCATCCTCGACCTTCAGCAACAGATCCTTGCCCTTCTGCGCGCCCATGGCTATCTCCTCGTTGATGTTTGATTTTCATGCTTGTCAGGTCAGGCGCCTGCGGGATCCCTTCTCCCCCCTTTGTGCGAGAACGGAGAATTGAAGGCTTGGGGAGCGCAAGCCGGCTGAACTCCAGGTTTTGCCGGAGAGGCGCAAAGTTGCGTGAGTGACGCCTCGCAGATAGAGGCCCGCGCCAACGGTATAGCCCCCGAGATTTCGCCCTAGCCCCCGCTCCACAACCGGCCTAGAAGAAACACCCCGCCTCTCTGAATCTCTCCCGAGTCCCCGATGAACATGCCCCGCACCATCCTCGTCGCCGCGCTTGCGGTTTCGCAGATCCTCGGCTGGGGCACGACCTATGAAATGCCGGCGGTTTTCGGTCGGGCCATGGCTGCCGATCTCGGGCTTGCTAATGAAATGGCCTTTGCCGGCCTCACCGTGATGATGCTGACCATGGCCTTTCTCGGGCCCTGGACAGGGCGGATGATCACGCGTCACGGCGCCGCCAAAGTGCTTGCCCTGGGCTCCGTGCTGATGGCCTCAGGCCTTGCCATGCTGGCGGTCTCGACCGGCCTTCTCACCTATGCGATCGCCTGGCTGATCCTCGGTGCCGGCGGCTCGTTCGCGCTGACGGTGCCGGCCTTTGCCGCCGTCGTCGAACGCGAGGGCCGCGAGGCCCGCCGCGCCATCGGCATCCTGATGATCTTCACCGGCCTGTCCTCCGCCGTCTGCTGGCCGCTCCTGACACTGGCCGGCGAGGCCTTCGGCTGGCGCGGCGCGCTTCTTGCGGCCGCCGCCGCCCAGCTCCTGCTTGCCCTGCCCATCCATCTGGCGCTCGGCCGCATCGCGATCACCCGCTCGGACGAAGACCGCGCCGCCGATCAGATCGAGCCGCTCGAGCTCAGCCGCCGCATGGCAACGCTGGCCTTCCTGCTGATCGCGCTGTCGACGTCGCTGGCCAGCCTCATGACCTTCGGCCTCTCGCCGCAGCTCCTGCATATCCTAGAACTCTCCGGCGCCACCCCGGCGCTGGCGCTGCAGCTCGGGTCGCTGCGCGCCGTCTTCGGCATCGCCGCCCGCGCCTTTGATCTCGTGCTCGGCAAGCGCTCCTCGCCTGTAACCACCGGCCTTGCCGGAATGGCCATGCTCACAGGCTCGAGCCTGCTCCTGATCTTTTCCTCCGGCACGCCGTCGAGCCTGCTCGTCTTCACCGCCCTCTACGGATTCGGCTCGGGCGTCACCACACTCGCACGCGCCACCCTGCCGCTCTCCTTCTTCTCCGCCAGCCGCTTCGCCCGCCAGTCGGCGCGCCTGTCACTGCCGCAAAACCTCGCCAATGCCACCGCCCCCGTGCTGATGACCGCCGTCATCGACCGCGCCGGCATCGACGCCGGCCTGCTGCTGGCCACAGCTTTCGCCACGACAGGTTTCGTAGCCATCCTGGCGCTGGCGGTGATTGCAAAGCGGGGAAGCCGGAACACCGTCTCGACCACCATCCGCCCCTCATCCTGAGGTGCCGGGCAAAGCCCGGCCTCGAACGGTCGAGGCCCCACACAGGAAGGGCATGGGGATCCTTCGAGGCTCACGCGTGGCGCGGCCACCCCAGGATAAGGTCGCACCCAGCGATGACCTCACCTCACTCCACCACCGCCCGAAAACCCGCCTCGGCCACAAACAACCCGGCCCTCACCTCCCGCCGGCTGACCGTCCGGCGATGCCGGAAATTCACCAGCCGAAAGCCATCGAGCATCTCGGGCAACCCGTCTGCCACCCGCCTGAACTCCGACACCAGCCCTTCGGCCTCACGCCGCGACACGGCACTCCAGGCCTCAAGCGTCAACAGTATCTCCGCACCGTCCGCCTCACCCGTCGAGAAATCCCGCGCCTCGACCGACCCGACCACCAGCGCCGGAAAGCGCTGCGACCGGATCGTCCGGTCTGAGATCCCCTGCGGCCCGAGCACCGCAATCAGCGCCGCATCCGCCTTCACTGCCTGTTGAACGGCTGCCAGCAAGGCATTGACCGCATTCGTCATGTCGGCTCTCCCTGTTCATCGGCCGAATGTGAACCGGCACCTTGTCTTGCGGCGAGCTCCCCGGCGGCGGCATCAGTCGACAACCCATCCATCCGCCGCGCCCGCCGATATGCCAGCGCCTGGCGCAGCATCTCGCCCAGTCGCCTGCCACTTTCCTCCAGCGGTGTTTGGTCTCGCGCGCCGCCGGTCATCCCGTCACCTCACGGCACAGCGCCACCTGGAACCGCCCCGTCTCGTCGGGATCGCGCAAAGCCAGGATGTCGAACACCCGCGCACCCTTGCGAAAACCGCCGCCCGACCGCCAGATCCCCGCGCGTCCTGACCGTCACATGATGCGTCACGGTCGAAACCAGCCCCGGCCCCTTCTCTTCCTCGGCAAAACTGCGCGGCTCGATCAGCGCCCAGACGCGAGCGAGTTCGACGAAGCCCGTCTCCGCCCCGCCCTGGCCGTCCTCGACAGCCTCCGGCCGCTCCAGCACCAGCCGCGCCGTCAGACGGCCGGCATCGATATCGAGAAACGCCATGGTCAAAGCCCCCTTCGGCAGAAGGGTCCGATCAGCCGGTCATAGCCGGGCGGCACCACCGCCGGCTGGGCGTCCGGCGCCACCACGCCTCGGGCAGCAAACATGGCCGCAACATGCAAAAGCATCGCCCGCTTCAGCGTCGGCGGCACATCCGCTCCGCTTTCGCCGAAACCGGCGGAAAAGTCGACTTCGACCCCGTTCATCACCTGCCCCGGCTCCGGCACCGCGCTTAGCCAGAGCCTTGCCGGCGGCGCCTGCCCATCGAGCAGATGGCCGTCGAGACCGACCATCTGCGGCTCGCCGTCACCATCATAAACCGTCACCGCCGTCACCGCCCGCACGGGTCCGCGCGCAATCGTCATGATCCCGTCTGCCGGCCAGTCGTCGCGGAAAAGCCGGAAGTTGCGCGCCGCCAGCACCAGCCCGGTTTCCCGTTCCAGATGCTCACGCGCCACGATGGCGAGCGCCGACAGCAGCGCATCCTCCTCCTCGGTATCGAGCCGCAGATGCGCCCGCACCTCGACAAGCGTCAGCGGCTCCACGGCGGGTGGAGTGAGTTCGATGATGGTCATGGGATCTTTCCTGGAGATAACGAGAGCTGGCGATCAGCCTGCGAACGGTCGCAACCGCCGCTGCGCGCAAAGTTAGAATTGCCCGCAACCCATTGGCCTTTGCCGCGTTGGGTTGGACAGGTGGACGCAAGGAGATTTCAATGCAGAGCAAGGACACATCGGATCACCACGGCGATCAACTTGACCGCCATGGCGACTGGTTCGACCAGATCGTCGGCAATTCCGGCTCGAATGTCGGCATGGCCCGCATCCTCGGCGCCATCCTCGCCTTCATTCTGGTCTTCGGCTCGGTCAGCTGGCTCATCGGCTAGAGATGCCCATTTCCAAGAGGCCGGTGGTCTCGCTGCCCTTGCCTTCACCGGCCCTTGCCCCCGCAGGCGGGGACAAGGGAGGCGCGGGCATCCCATTGTCGGCCTAGCAACGCCAGCGAAAGAGGTGCCCGCAGGTGGATGAGGGGGAGCGAAGCCGAGACGGGGTGTTCAACGCTTGGCCGAACCGGCCCCGCCCCGGAGCAGCGCTCCGCCCCTTCAACGCGAGGGCAAGGCCCTCACACTCCGAACTTCACCAGCTTGATCGCCTCGAAATCCTGAACTCCGCCGCCGACGCGCTTCGTCGTGTAGAACAGCACGTAAGGCTTTGCCGAATAGGGGTCGCGCAACACCCGCACGCCCACCCGGTCAACCACCAGATAACCCGCGCGAAAATCACCAAAGGCGATCGCCGTCGCATTGGCCGCGATCTCCGGCATGTCCTCGGATTCGGCGACCGCAAATCCCATCAGCGAGGCTGGATCACCGGCGCGCGCCGGCGGCGCCCAGAGATAGTTTCCGTCGGCATCCTTCAGCTTGCGCACCGCGCCTTGCGTGCGACGGCTCATGACGAACGTGCCGTTCTGCCGGTGTCCGGCCTTCAGCGCGTAGACCACGTTGATCAAAACGTCGGAGGCACCGCTTGCCGCGAATGCCCCCTCCGCGCCGGTCGCAATCGTGCCGATCTTGCCCCATTCCCAGGAACTGTCGGCCACTTGATCGTAGGAGAGAAAGCCCTTCGGCTTCAGTACGCCGTCACCCGACACGAAGGCCTCGCCCTCCTGTTCGGCAAAGGCGATGTCGACTTCGGCGGCAATCCAGGCCTCGATGTCGACGGCGGCATCGTCGAGCAGCGCCTGCGTTGCCGCCGGCATGGCATAGAGCTCCATGGTCGGGAAGGCGAGCTCGGAGAGTTCCGGCGTGCCGGTCTGGGTCCGCGCTGCCGTCTCCGCCACCCAGCCGCTCGCAAAGCCGCTTGCCGCAAACGGCTTCTTCAGCACCGAACCGGAGACCTGCCGCACGGTCGCGAGCGACCGGATCGGCGAGATGACCCTGAGCCTCCGCCCGATCTCCTCGTCCACCTGCGGCGGCACCAGATAACCGCCGTCGCCGGAGACGCCCGCCGATAGCGCCTTCTGGTCGAGATCGCGCAGCGCCTGGTCGTCGCCGCGGCGCACATAGGCCTCGAAGGCCGCCTTGTGTTCGGCAAGCCCTGCCTCGTCGCGGCCGGGCCGCTCCAGCGCCGGGCGGCGCTTTTTCAGCACCAGTTCATCGAGCAACCGGCTCTGCTCGTCGATCGCCTTGTTGATCCGCTCCACCTTGTCGCGGGTCACGACATCGCTGGAAAGCTTCTCCTCGATCTCGCCCAGCCGCTCGTCATTGGCCTCCTTGAAGGCCTCGAAGGCGGTCATGAATTCGGCAAAGGCCGAGGTCACCGTGTCGGGTGCCGCCTTCACCTCGGGTGCGGGCTTGGCCGGCCCGCCTTTGCCGCGCTTGCCGCCTGCCCCGCCCGCAGCGGCGGCGTCTTTGCCCGCCGCTCCCATCATGCCTTCGCCTGCCGTCATCGCCTCTTCCATGTCGCTCATCCTTTCGTGAAGTGATTGTTCGCCATCGACCGGGCCGCCCGGCGCATCAGCCGGACGAGCTCGGTTTCCCTGTCGCGGTAGAACCGCCTGTGCTTGACATTGGAGACTCTGGCCGTCGGCAGCATGGGAAAGGTGACCACCGAGATCTCCCAGAGATCGGCCTCCAGAATGCGCCGCACGCCGCTCTTGCGGTCGCTGCGCGATTTCACGGCGCGAAAGCCGATCGACAGCCCGTCGAGGGCGCCCGCCCTCATCAGCGCATGCACCTCGCGGGCACGGGCCACGTCCGTCGCAAGCTTGCCCTCCACATAAAGCCCGCGCTCATCCTCGCGGATGACGCTCCAGCGACCGATCACCTCGGCCGGATCATGCTGGTAGAGCATGCGCACGCCGCCCGCCCCGCGCTTTTCAAGCGAGGCGGCAAAGGCCCCGGGCTCGATCGCATCGCGGCCCAGATCCACCTCGCCGAACAGGCTCGCATAGCCCGAAAACCGCCCGTCGCCTGCCACGCCCTTCAGCGTCAGCCCGGCATAACAAAACCGCGGCCTACCCTCCGTTTCCAAAGCCTGCATGGGCCCGTCTCCTCATGATGTTGATTGTGCTGGCACCCACCTCCCCCTTGAGGGGGGAGGTCGCCGCAACGCGGCGGGTGGGGGTGATCCCGTCTGGAAGAAAGATGCCCCCGGGATTGCCCCTCATCCCCCTGCCGGGACCTTCTCCCCGTGAACGGGGAGAAGGAGGCAAGACGCCGGCCTCGATGCCCTTCTCCCCGCCTGCGGGGAGAAGGTGGCGGCAGCCGGATGAGGGGCTGTTCTCCATACGGAAGCCACCCATATCATCGCACCTTCTCCCCCGCCCGGCCGGTCAGCCGCACGAGAAGACCCAGCCCCCACCAGGCGGTGAAGGAGGCGAGCGTGGCGCCTGCCAGCATCACCTCCGAAGGCGACAGCCGGCCCTCCAGACCAAGCCGCGTTGCGCCCCAGACACCCGTCGGGGCGCCGAAGATCAGCCCGCAGGCGATCCCGGTCAGGAAGCGCACCGCCGCCTCGCGGCGATGCTTGGGAAGCAGGTAGACCAGCGAGATCGCGGAGCCCGCGACAGCACCGATCAGACGTGCGGAAGTCACTCCGCCGTCATGGCCGAGATCAGTCATTTGTTCATCTTTCCCGGTTAGCTTCTGGATCGGCGCCGGCCGGTACGATCCCGCCCGAAAAGGCTGCGGCCGGCGTCTCTTTTCCCATCATCCGTCGTCTGCGAGGCCCTGCCCGCGTCACCCGATTGTTGAGTCTGGTGAATCGCTTGGCGCCCGGCCTTCACAGACCGATTGAGCCCCTTCAAGCAGAACTGGAAGTGGCCGGTCGTCCCGCCCTTTGCCACAAAACCACAATGCAATCGTCATACGGCTTTCATCCTGCCGGGCGATCAAAGGCATGGGTTCAAGGACATCGGGGGATGGTCATGGTCTATGTCACGCAGGATGTGCGCGCGCCGCGCGGCACCTTCCAGGAAAAACCGCTTCTCATCGCGCTGCTCGTCACGCTGACCTTGTCGGCAATCTTCGTCACCTTCCCGCAGATCGACATCGCCGTCAGCCGGTTGTTCTATGTCGAAGGCCGTGGCTTTCCGGCGAGCAAGATGACCGCGCTCAACACCTTCCGCGCCTTCGGCCAGTATTTCCCGCTGACGCTCACCATCGTGCTGGTCTTCGGCCTGGTGCTGAAACTCATCTATCCATCGCGGCCGTCGCTTTTCCCGCCACGTTTCACGCTCTATTTCGCCAGCCTCTTCCTGCTCGGCCCGGCACTTCTGGTGAACGGCATCTTCAAGCCGATCTTCGACCGCCCGCGCCCGCGCAGCACCATCGACTTCGGCGGTTACGATCTCTTCGTGCATGCCTGGGCCTTCGGCGGCGATTTCTTCGACGACCGGTCCTTCGTTTCGGGTGAAGCCGCCGTCGTCGTCTGCCTCGTCCCGCTCGCCTTCTTCGTGCCTGTTGTCTGGCGGCGCTGCGTCTTCGTGCTGCTCAGCCTGTTTGCCGCGCTGACCGCCCTCAACCGCATTGCCTTCGGCGCACATTTCCTCTCCGACGTTCTGATCGCCGCCGGCCTCATGGCCATGCTGTCGATCGCGCTCGCCTATGTCTTCTACGGCCGCAAGGGTGCTCAGGCCTGCGACATCAAACTCGAAGCCGCCATGACCGAACTCGGCCACCGCCTGCATGCCCGGCGCCGCGGCGTGATCGCCTCGATCAGCCGCCGGCTGGCTGTCGCGCCAATGTTGCTCGCGCCAGCGCCGTCAACGGGTGAAAACGACAAGGGCTGAAGGATCTAAACTCGTTAGGCAGCAGCAGGAACACTGGCGCATGCCTGGGGTCCTTCTCCACCCACTGTGGGGGGAGAAATCGAAATCGAAGGCTTGGCGAACGCAAGCCGCCTAAACTTCAGATTTCGCAAGTGAGGGGATCCGTTCAGTTGCCACTGCGCCCGCGACACCCCACGCTTCCGTCCAGCAGGGTAGCGCGCCCCGGAACCCAGGTGCCATCCTGGCTAGTCCCCTCACCAACAAAATCTGAGGTTTAGCCCTGATCGCTCTCAAGCCCTCGAATTTGTAACCTCTCCCACAAGGGGAGAGGGAAAGAGCCCCTCAATACCCCACCGCCTCGCGCTTCTCCTCGTCCGTCAAAAAACCCGCCGCCCCCACCCGCGTCCAGAGCGCATCTCGTTCCGCCGAAAGCCCCGCCACCGTATCGAGATCCGGCACCAGCCTCAGCCCCTCGCCTGTCAACTCTCCCAGGAATACCGAAAGCGAAGCCCCCGTCCGCGTCACAAGCGGCAGCACGGTCAGTCGATAGAAGGCGCGGTTCGCCTCCTGATAATTGGCATAGGTGTTGTCGCCGGGAATGCCGAGCAGCATGGGCGGCACGCCGAAGGCAAGGGCTATGTCGCGCGCCGCGCCGTTCTTCGCCTCGACGAAATCCATGTCCTTGGGCGAAAGCCCCATCGACTTCCAGTCGAGCCCGCCCTCGAGCAGCAGCGGTCGGCCCGCCCGCATCGGCCCGGAATAACCCTCGTCGAGCTCGACCTTCAGCCGCTGATACTGGTCGGAGGAGAGATTGCCGCCCTCCTTCGGCTGGTAGACCAGCGCGCCCGACGGCCTTGCCGAATTGTCGAGCAGCGCCTTGTTCCAGCGCCCCGCCGCATTGTGCAGATCAAGCGCCACCTGCGCTGCCGCCAGCGGCGCGAAACCCTCGTGATCGTCGAGCGGGTGAAACAGCTTCAGATGCAGCAACCCATCGAGCGCGATGCGCCTTGCACGGGTGCCGGCGCGGTAGTCATAGGCAGACGGCCAGCCATCCGCCCCGGTCACCACGCTCACCCGGTCTGGCCGCAGAAGATGCAGTTCCGCCGCCCGTTCTAAACTACGTCCGCCCGCCTCCACCGCCTCGACATAGGCATTGCCCGACAGCAGCAGCTGGCCATAAAGCGTTTCGAGAAAATCCGCCCCCGTCATCGCCCCGTTGGGCCGCAACAGAAGCGCAAGGGCCGGATGCTCCGGCCGCTCGGTCTCGCTGTTATAGGCGAGGAAGGCGATGCTGGCGGCGGCTTCGGAGACCAGCCGCACACAGCGATGCGCCACCGGGTTCTTCATGAAGCCTTCCCGCGAAAGCGCCGCATAGGACCTGCCCGTCCACCGCGCCTCGCCCTCCCCCGCAATCAGCGCCAGCGCCGTTCCGGGTCGTGGACGAAGTGCCTTTTCTTGAGCCACAGGGGACCGATCCCGGGCTTCAGCCCAGGGCAGACGGAAGGGGAGTTTCAT